ACAAACAAACTGAAACCGTATTGCACCGCGCCGCCGACAACGCTTCGTGTGAACCCAAAGAACGTTAAAAGCTTTCAGATCCAAAACCTGTGCAACGTTACTATATTTTCAAACAACGCGCTGCCCCTGGTCGTCTCTCGAGATACTCGCCGGTACTATGCCGTGTGGTCTGACATGAATCCAAACGGCACAGACGGTGAGATACTGCCAGAATGGCGCAAATATTTTAATGAGACATGGGACTGGATGGACAACGGTGGCGGCTGGCAGGCAATCTCGCATTATCTAATGACTCAGGTCGATCTGTCCGATTTTAACCCTGGCGAGTCACCGAAAGTGACTGAGTTTATGCGTGACATGCGTGAAGCGTCAGCCGATCCTGTTGGCGAGGCGGTTCGTGAAGTCATTGAGAAACGTCACAGTTTGTTCGAGTCCGACATCCTGACTATCGATGACGCGCACCGATCGCTACGCAGTGCCGTCTCATCGAGTGACCTGGTCAACTCAGTGAAATATTTACCATCGATTCAGATCCTCGGCAAAATCATGCGCCAGGAACAGATCGGTATAAAAGTCCGCGTCGTGAAAAACGGTGTAGAAAAACAACTTTGGATTGTTCGCAATCACGAAACACTGCGTCACAACACACCCGGCGAACTGCTTCGTATCTATGAGAACAATATGGAAAAAATTCGGACACAAGGCGCGTCGCCGGTACTAACCCTAGTCAGTGGAGAATAGTTATGACTACTAATACAACAGAGCAAGAAATCGCAGAATATCGTGAGCAAATAAAAATGCTCATCGGAACGATCGATACACTAGCCAGCAACAGTATGTCTAAGCAGGCGGTTGAGCTGTTGTTGTCTAGTGCGAACTGGACGCTGGACAAATACCCTCAGAAATCGCCATCAATCCAACTGGAGCTACCATTATGACAATATTACAAATTATGATCACGGTGTCGGTAATGATGTTTTGTGTTCAAGTCGCTTTTTGCATTTATGTCGAACAGATGAAATGGTATTGGGCAATCTATAGCGCGTTAGTAATTTACACGACTGTGGTCGTTTTGCTGGCAGTGTTGGCGAACATTTATACCATATTTCCTCAAGTTTTATTAAAGGTGTAGGCAGATGATCAAATTCAAACGACTAACAGAATCAGCAGTAGTGCCAATGCGCCAAACCGAAGGCGCAGCCGGGTTCGATATATATTCTGACCATGACCTTGCAAGGGTCCACTTCGGTCAGGTGGTAGTGATTAGCACCGGCATTGCTGTTGCTATCCCCGAAGGCTTTGTAGGGCTTATAAAGCCTCGCAGCGGCCTTGCAGTACGCAGAGGCGTTGATACCATGGCTGGCGTTATCGATAGCGATTACCGTGGTGAAATCCGCGTAGTGTTGACCGTCCACAGCACCGATATTGTGCCATTTAGAGTCGAACCAGGTGAGCGCATCGCGCAGCTGGTGGTAGTGCCCGTAATGCTTGAATCGATGGAAGTGACAGACTTGGACGAAACGGATCGCGGCGAAAGCGGTTTCGGCTCGACTGGTGCGCTGTAATGGCTAGACCACTACCTTATAAGAAACCATGCTACTCGTGCGGCAAGATAGTTGCAGCACCATTGTATTTGAATCACAAAAGCGGGAAACGCCATCTAAGCTGTCAGCCCTGCGAGGATAAATATAGACAGGTTACTGCGCGCAGCGAACTGGATCGCCCAGATCACTCTAAATTAAATTCACTATGGAAAATAACGAAATGAACTATGCAAAAGTAACACCAGCTGACTTGCGCTCAGACGCCGAAAAATTATACGCACGCGCAGATGCTTTAGAGCAAGGCTTGAAGTTTTTCGAGGGTAAAGTGTGCGAACTTTGCGGCGGAACCAAACGACATACGCGCAGCTCACGTTGCGTAAACACTCGCGAGCATATTCACAATTCACTACTAGTTGAGAATTTACGCGAACCAAAAACAGAACAGCTCAGCACTAGAAAATGGTAACAGACAAAAAAAACCCCGATTAATTCGGGGTTTTCCATAAACTGTTCAGCTTTGTATAGTCCGGTCTCTGCATCGCATCTTCCTTCGCTCGTTTCGCTCTACTGCGCTCAAACGATCTATCCTCGCACGCTATGCATCTGCTGTGCCGACCACCATGTACCCATTTCGCAAACTCGGCAGCCTTTTTAGCCAGGTTACAGTCAGTGCATCTCATATATAGCTGACAATCGCTGTCTCGATGCCACACACCGCGTGTTTACCACAGTTGTCGCACTGATAGTTCTGTGCGTCTGGTTCAACACCCTCGTCTATTTCGCCACAGTCTAAACAAATACCGAGCGCCTCGTCTGACATAAAAATTTCTTCGGGTGAGTTTGCGTCTATATAGTTGTGCAACGCCATTAGTGCTGTAGTTGAGATATCGTCGATCATTTTATTGCTCCAATTTTATCTGTAGTTGTCTAATAGATAGTCGAGAGAAACGAAACAGGGGTCATACTGCCCGTCTTTCACCTCGTTCTTGACTACCACGCCGCGCCAGTGCTGCTTATTGCCCTGCAGGCCCATGAAGCCCTCGTCGTGCATATAGAACGCACCGGCTTGCAGCCCATGTAGCCTGCGACCTGATCCGGTATAAGCTATGCCGTACTGCAGCATCTGGTTGTGGCCATTCGAGAAGCTTTGCTTCATGTTGTTGAGCTTGGACTGGATCGTGCCACCCATAGGGTTACCCATCGGGCTGTTTGGATTCTTGTGATAGTGCGAGTACAGCACGCCATCAATCTCGACATGATGCAAGAACGGGTGTACGGTCCAGCCGTATTCCTCATAGCCGAGATCGCTCATGCTCATCAAGCCCTCAAGCTTTACCGGGTCGTCATTGATTGTGCGCTGGATACGATACTCGTGATTGCCGAGCGTGAGGTCCATTCTGGGCCGGTATAGCGCCTTCTTGTTGCGCTTCTGCATGTTGTTATAGCGGACCATCGGTTCTAGCAGGATTTCCATGCCAAGCCTTGACGCTTCAATGTCGTCTCGGTAGCGCATGTTCTCGAAGTATTTGGAACCGGTCTTCTCGTAACTAGAGAGGCTTGGCATGTCAGCGTGGTCACCGATGTGGATGATCACATCCGGTTTTTTCTCAACGATGTAGTTACCCAATGCGCGCAGATGTTCAAGCGGCACGCCCTTTTTAACCTGGGTGTCTGGAATAAACAAATGTCGCATTAGTCATACTCTGATTATGAATTTAAGTCATACCAGTCGATTCACATCGAGTTCAGGCCCCGGCTTAGCGTTGGCCGGTCGCCCAAACAGTCTACCTCTACTCACTCCTGTTGGCAATTTAACGCAGCTGGTCGATCTCAGTCTGTTTTGATTTCTCGCACGCTTGCCATCCCGCATACATTGACCGAGTGACAATGTATTTATAATCACCAATCTGGACGCCTCGGAAAGGTTTTGTTGTTCGGTATAAATGCAATTTTTCCGCTTCATCTAATGTCATATAAAACGCCTCAAAAGCTTCTCTGCTCATAAATTACCGACTTTCTCAATCAGCTGCTTCCCGCGCACTGCCGAATCGATAATATCCTGGGCATCCGTCATTAAGTCTTTGTGGCCTCTGTTCCCGGGCTTCAACGCTTTTTTAATCAAATGCTGATACGCGGGGTTTGTGACACCCCACGCCGTAAGAACGTCGTAAACGTCAACCCATACGCCGGGTACGATCTCGACGTGGTAATGAGTGCGCTGTGTGCCTTTCTCGGCGAGCATGGTCTCTTTAGTGACCACATTGTTTGCCCAGCCGTCTCGCGCCTCACGCATTTTCATGACATCCGAATTACTCAACCGACCAACAGGCATTTTACCAATCCAGTCCGCCGGCTCCTCGGCAATCAGAAACGTCTGACGTGCCGACCCAGACTCGAACGCAGAGTTGTAAACATGTGCTAAGCCCGTGCTGTCCAAGTAAGTCCAAAATTTATCTACTGTTGTACCCATCATATTTTTCTTCCTGTTTTTGTGTTGCGATTGTCCTCACGAAACGTGACGCTGACCAGCGTACGTCCGCGAAGGTATTCCGGGTTTTCAAAATATTCGACTGCGGCGTCACGCTCACCCGGGCTCTTGAATGAGCTGGTGTGAGCAAAGGCCTTGCCTTTAAAGCCGGTTCTGATCATACCGATCCAGTTTCCGGCCATTACCACTCACCCTGAGACTTTATATACTCAAGAAAATGATCTTGGCAGATGAAACAGTTGAGATACGTTTCTGCGATCTCAGCAAAATCGACATCGTCTGCATTATTGTTGCGCATCATGAACGCATAATAGACATCGTAGTCATCTGTGATCATTCCAAATATCCAGCTGACAATCGGGTCAGCGCCGAATATTTTGAAATTGCTCACAGCTGAGTCGAATTTGTCGTAGTCAAAGGCGGCCAGGTACTTGGTCAGATCCGGGAGCACGTCGTACTCCATCCAACGAATATACGAGTCGTCTAGGGCCTCTTGCTGGTCTTCGAACATTAGCATGTTGTGCAGATCGATTTCTGGTGTGCTCATTATATTAACTCCAAGAAGTATAGGAAAAATGGTCCGGCGATTAACCAAGCTATTAACGCGCCGCCGAGTAGTGTCCTAATCATTAGACCCACCCCATCGCGTAAGCGTAAAACGGGCTGGCAAGAGCGATGCCAAGAAGGATGCAGCCGATGCTTTCGATAAGTGATTTCATAGTGTTGTGCTCCTGGCCCCGAAGGGCCTTTTTAGTATTAGAAGGGGTTGGACCAGCCGAAGTATTGTTTTTCGGTGATGCTGCCGCTTCGCAGTAGCATGTCGACCCAATCGTTCCATTCTTCGCGGCGGGCTATTACGTCACCATGTGCTGCGTTTGAAAAGCCGACTCGGAACATACGTAAAGCTGATTTCTTGGTTAAGTTGGTCATGTTGTTTCTCCGTTGTGTTGTCGTTTCGATAGAGCGAACATTACGGCACGCTGAGAACACTGTCAACACATTTGTGATTTAATATTATGCATTGTCATTGATGAATTTAGTTCCGCACCAAAATTGCAGCTTTTACTGACGCAATCTTTACACAAATAAAGCTGCACCAGATTTGCAGCTTTTTGTGGGTGCTCTCGAGGCCCCGTGGTTACTGGTTCTGCAAAACTGGTGCAGAAAACTTTGTAGCGTTTGTATTGACTGTAGGGCAACCAAAACGGTGTCGAAGAGGGCCTGATGGGGGTGTTTAAGGGCAATTTCTATTATGTAGTTTTATTCATAGATCCGATGAGACGGGGTTCTTAGAGGACATTTTTAAGTTATTAGCATATATATATAATAGTATCTATGTACTGGTTGTATTAATTGTAGTGATGTTTTTCTTTCTGTTCCAAAATCCCCACTCAATTTGCAGTAAAATCGGTAGGGAATTGGAGATTCGGTGTTCAAAGTGCGCTCAAACGATACAAACGATACAAACGTCGTCGCAGTCGGTCGATTGACGCGGCGCGGCACTGTGTTACTATTGTTACATGATCAAAACTCTAAAGAAAATTCCAGCAGCTCCGGGGACGTTCGTACAGACGCGATCGCGGTCCGGCGACATCAGTGCCGCACTATGTGGCTACTGGTTCGTGTATGGTCTGTACAATAGCGCAGGCGAACTGGTAGAGGTCATCAGCGAACCGGCGCGCAAATCGACGAACGCGAAACCCGAGTCAATGCGTGACGGGTTTATTCGATTCTCAATCGAATCTCTGCCGGAAAACTTGTTCATGTACTGAGGCACCAAATATGTCGTTCATCACAAAATACATGCGAAACGGGACATCGAACGAGATGGCGGTCAACGGATCTGTGACGCCCGTTGAGTTCATCTACTCGCCCGAGGTCGGCACTGCTGCTGATGTTTATACTGGTATATTTCAGATCGAAGACGATGGTGTGTTTAAAGCTAGTGGTTTTGCTAAACAAGCCGATCCGCTGACGAATGGTATTGAGATTTTCATACGAGACATCAGCACCGGATCGACGTCGCGTGACATGTTAGATGGTGAGTTCTTGAGAGAAAACGGCCATTTTGATCGTGTGTTTACTATTGTAGAGTACAGAGACTACGGTATTGGCTCAACGAACAAGTTCCTGAGCTGTCGATGGGAATTTCCGACGTCGCGATTTCCAATCCTGGCACACGATGAGGAGCTGGTAATTAGAATCAACGACGACCTTTCGGGTGTAGTTAACATACGCGCAATGATGCACGGGAATCTGCGAAAACTATGATCACGAATTGGTTCGATCAACTAAACCACCAGCGCCAGGTATACGTGCTGAAATTTTGTCAGAACCCTGGCAACGTCGCAGCAGCTGCGCGAGCTGCGGGTATTGAACCAAAAACGGCGTATAGTTGGAACAACACGACCGAGATCAAAGGGGCCATCGAACAGAAGATGCGTGAGCGCGTAGAGCGTCTCGAGATCGATGGTGACTGGGTGCTGCTCGAGCTGCTGCAGATGTACAACGCTGACGTCGCTGAGATCTACAATCCCGCTACCAACACGCTGCTACCGGTCCACGAGTGGCCTGAACACTGGCGCAAATCGTCGGTGGGCATTAAGACTCGTGAGGTATTCGATAGTGCTGATGGTGTCAAAATGAAGTCAGGTGAGGTGATTGACGTCAAGCTGACTGATAAGAAAGGTCTCCTTGAGCTTGTGGGCAAACACATCAACGTGCGTGCATTCACTGAGCAGATCGTCACAGCTACTGAGACTGAGTTGACAGAACGCCTGGCTCGCGGTCGTCAACGTATGAACGCCAGGACCGCTGGTGAGCTCAAGACTGAGCCGGAGGCTATCGTCAAGCCTGTGAACTTCTTATGAAGCTGTCACTGCTCGATCTCGAGCTAGCTGAGACGTGTTCCAAGTTCTACTCTGACCCACTGGGTTTTGTGCTGTGGGCATTTGACTGGAACCTAGGTGATCTCGAGGGGTTCGATGGTCCCGATGACTGGCAGATCGATGTGCTCAGCCTGCTGGGTGACCTGGTTGTCGATGGTGACTTCGATGGTGTGAGTCCTGCCGATGCAATCCAGCTGGCGGTTGCGTCGGGTCACGGCATCGGCAAGTCTGCACTGACGTCGTGGCTGATCCTGTGGATCATGTCGACCAGACCACATTGCAAGGGCGTGGTCACAGCGAACACTAGTGATCAGCTGCGTACTAAGACCTGGGGCGAGCTTGGCAAATGGACCAAAAGATGTCTGACAGGCCACTGGTTTGAGTGGAACAACGGTCGCGGATCGATGAACATCTATCACCTGCAATATCCTGAGTCATGGCGCGTCGACGCACAGACCTGCCGTGAGGAGAACAG